ATCGGGACCTTCGAGTATTCACACGAAGGCGCGTGGGCGATGAAGGAACAGGTGGATGGCCCTCAACTCATACAGCGCGCTTAGGGCGAGCATCGCCGACTGGCTGAACCGGGACGACCTCACGTCGGTCATCCCGGACTTCATCTCGCTGGCCGAGGCGCAGCTTGAGCGCCGGCTGCCGACGCAGAAGATGGTCAAGCGCGCCGACGCCACCATCGACACGCCGTTCTCGGCGCTGCCGTCTGACTTCCTTTCGGCCAAGTCTCTGGTGCTGACCTCGACGGCGCCCGTGCAGCAGCTCGTGTTCTTGACCGAGGACGAGCTGGACTCGAAGAAGACCCTGTACCGCACGACCGGCAAGCCGATGTATTTCGCTCTGGTTGGGAACCAGATCGAGGTGCTGCCGCCGCCCGACACCGGGTACACGGCGGAGCTCACCTACGTGGCGACGCTCGCCAAGCTCTCCGACTCCAACGCATCGAATTGGATCTTGGAGCGGCACCCTGATGTGTACCTATACGGGTCTCTGCTGCAGGCGGCCCCGTACCTGCGCGACGACGAGCGCGTCGCCCTCTGGACCCCGCTCTACGGGCAGGCCATCGAGGACATGATCCTGCAGAACGAGCGCGCGGCATTCAGCCAGGGGCGCATGGCCATGACAGTCAAACCGACGAGGGTTATCCCGTGAGTGCATTTTCCAACTATCTCGAGAACAAGATCCTGCTGCACGTGCTGTCGAACACGGCGTACACGTCGCCGACGACGGTCTACCTGGGCCTGCACACCGCAGACCCTACCGACGCCGGCACCGGCACCGAGGTGAGCGGCGGCTCGTACGCGCGCCAGTCGTTCGCCTCGACCATCTCGGGCAACGCGGCGTCGAACACGAGCGCGATTGAGTTCCCGACGGCCACCGGGTCGTGGGGAACGGTCGGCTGGGTCGCCGTGTGGGACAACCTAACCGGCGGCAATCTGCTGTTCCACGGCGCCCTGACCTCGAGCAAGACCATCGCCTCGGGCGACGTGTTCCGCATCCCGGCGGGCGATCTCGACATCACGCTGGACTAATTGATGGCAGGCTACGGCTCCGGGTTATATGGCCGTGGCAGGTATGGCATCGACCCCAAAGAGGGCGCTGCCAGTCTGAGTGCGTCGGCGGCGCTGTCGTGCGTCGGCGTGAGGGTGAGGCTCGGGGCGGCCGCCATAAGCGGCGCCGCCACGATGATAACGGTCGGGGTGCGGGTGCAGCCCGGCGCGAGCGCGATGTCGGCGTCTGCGACGCAGACGGCGGCGGCGGTCATCGTCAAGGATGCCTCGGCGGCCTTGGCGGCCTCTGGGGCGCTTTCGTGCTCGTCGAGCATAGTGCGCGACGGCGCGGCGGCGATCGCCGGGTCGGCCTCTTTGGCGGCCTCGGCGGTGCGGGTAAGGCTCGGCGCCGCCGCGGTATCCGGCGCGGCCACGCTCGCGGCGGATGCGCTCAGGGTGCGGCTCGCGGCGTCTGCGATGTCTGCGGCGGCGAGCCAGTCGGCCGCTGGCGTGCGGGTTCGTCTTGGGGCGGCGTCGCTCTCGGGATCTGCGGGCCAGGACGCGACGGCGAACGTCGTGTACATCGACAGCGCGGCTCTCTCTGGGTCGGCTGCTCTGGTGGCGGCTGGCGGCGTCATACAGTCGGCGGCGGCGGCGCTCTCGGGGTCGGCGGCTCTGTCGGCCGTCGCGCGGAAGAAGTGGGAAGACGAACCCGACACGGCCGAGAGCTGGGTGCCGGTGGCGGACACGGCAGAGAGCTGGAGCGCGGCGAGCGATACGGTCGTCGCCTGGAGCGCGGTGGCGGACACCGCAGAGACATGGGCGCCGGTGGCAGACACGGCGGAGACTTGGACAGAGAAGACACACCCGGCCTATCTACAGGCCGCTTGAGGTAACGAAAAATGGCTGACACAACCACCACCAACCTGGGCCTGACGAAGCCGGAAGTAGGCGCATCGGCGGACACCTGGGGCACGAAGTGGAACACGAACAGCGACCTGATCGACGGCGTATTCGCCGCCGGCGGCGGCGGCACGTCGGTGGGCCTCAACGTCGGCACCGGCAAGACCCTGACGGTGGGCGGGACGCTCACGATGTCGGCGCTCACGGCCTCGACGGCCTTGGCGCTGAACGCGAGCAAGCAGGCGGTGTCGGTGACGAACACCGGCACCGGGAACAATGTGCTCTCGGCGTCTCCGACGCTGACGGGCACGATCGACGCCGCGGCGCAGACCCTCTCTGGCAACCTCACGCTCAACGGCGGCACCGCCAACGGCGTGTTGTACTTGAACGGCAGCAAGGTGGCGACGAGTGGGTCGGCGCTGGTGTTCGACGGCACGAACCTCGGCATCGGCGGCACTCTTGGCACCGCGCCCTCGCTGAACCGTGGCGTATACCTTCAGTCCAATACGAACAACGATGTCATCGGCTTTTCGTTGCGCGTTGAGGACGGCGGGAATAACCGGCGCGGGTCAATGTTCCTTGACGATTCTGCTAACCTGTGGGGATGGGATGTCACCGCGTCGAGCGGCGTTCCGTCCTATGTCTGGCGCGTGGCAAATGCGGAGGTTATGCGCCTCGACACCTCCGGCAACCTCGGCATCGGGACGAGTTCGCCGGGTGGTCGGCTTGATGTAATTACGGGGTCAGCGCGATGGCGCATCACTAACGATGGCTCTGGAAATGTAATCGAGGAAAACCTTGACACGGCTGGCACGGCTTACCGCGACAAAAAACTCTACGGCCTGAACCTTATCTCGTACACAAGCGGCGCAGAGCGTATGCGCCTCGACACCTCCGGAAACCTCGGCATCGGGACGAGTTCGCCGGGGCAGCGGCTGGATGTTCGCGGCAACCTCGCGTTGAGCGCGGCCAGCGCGACCGTGAACGGCTTTCAGGAAATCTCCTTCCCTGCTGGCATCTACGGCAAGGCCGCGATTCGCGGCATCAGCACAGGAACGACTGACGCAGGCGCGTTGGCATTTCTGACGGCTCCTGCTGGCGATGTCCCTACCGAACGCGCCCGCCTCGACTCCTCCGGCAACCTCGGCATCGGGACGAGTTCGCCTACGCGCAAACTGTTCGTAAACGGCTTCTCAAATCTTGGCGGCTCCACAAATTCTGTTCTGATTGGTGACGGCACTTTTGCGGCGGGCGTTGCGTCAATCACGGCAGACAGCGGCGCGGCTCTGCAAATTGGTACCGCCGGAAATAATGAACTTTCTCTGTTTCACAACAACACAACAATCGTGCGGCTGATTGGCGGGAACTTTGGGATGCGTACCGATTCTTTTGGCACATCGTCTGTCGGAGTCATCGGCATTGGCAACGCCGTGACCGTCCCAACCGGAAACCCCACGGGCGGCGGCGTCCTCTATGTCGAAGCCGGTGCGCTCAAGTATCGCGGCAGCAGCGGCACCGTCACCACCATCGCCAACGCATAAGGAGCAATCATGACCACTATCACTTGGAACATCTCGCAACTCGACTGCCTCCCGCAGGAGGACGGCGATACCGATGTCGTTTTCATCGTTCATTGGTCTTGCAACGGCGTGGACGGAGACTACAACGGAAGCGTCTACTCAACCTGCTCCGTGCCGTTTCAGAAGGACAAGTCCTTCACCCCCTACGCTGACCTCACGCTCGACCAAGTGCTTGGCTGGGTCTGGGCCAACGGCGTGGACAAGGACGCTACAGAGGCTGCGGTGGAGGGCCAGATTGAGGCCCAGAAGAACCCGCCGGTCGTCTCGCCGCCGCTGCCGTGGGTGGCGCCGTGATTAACCTCACGCTCACGAAGGATGAGGTCAACGCCATCCTGCAAGTGCTTGGGCAGTTGCCCACCTCGTCGGGGGCGTGGCCCCTTGTCGTCAAAATCAAGGAGCAGGCAGAGCCGCAGGTGCCGAAGGACGGGGAGCCGTGACAGCCCCGATCGAGCGCGTGGGCGACGTCGCCGCCGCCGGCAGCGTGACCGCCGCCAGCGTGTCGTGGATGACCCAGGCCAACGAGATCATCTCGCTGGTCGCCGGGCTCATCGCGATATGCGCCGGCTGCTTTGCGATCGCCGTACACTTCAAGAATTTGAGGAAGCCCTGATGGAGCCACGCTGGCTCAAGAGCGCGCGCGCCTTCCTCAGCCTTCGGGAGATTCCCGGCAAGGCGACCGCGCCCGTCATCGCCCGCTGGCTGCGCCAGCTCAAGGCGTGGTGGTCGGATGATGAGACCCCGTGGTGCGGCACCTTCGTCGCCGCCGTGCTCGAGGGCGAGGGCATCAAGCGCCCGAGGCACTGGTACCGCGCCAGGGCGTGGCTCGACTGGGGCGACCATATCCGTGAGCCCGCCGTGGGCGCCGTCGTAATCCTTGACCGCAAGGGCGGCGGCCACGTCGGGTTCGTGGTCGGAAACGACGAAGCCGGGCGCCTGATGGTGCTCGGCGGGAACCAGGGCAACGCCGTGACGGTGGCTCCATTTGATCGCGCCCGGGTGCTCGGCTACCGCTGGCCCCCGGGCTTCACCGTGCTGGGCTGCCCCATGCCGCTCATCGCATCCAACGGGGCGAAGGCCTCGGCCAACGAAGCATAGGAGACGAACATGAACGCAGAACAAATCGCCGGGATCGTCCGCGCCGTCGTGGCCGCGGTGGGCGGCTACCTCGTCGGCAAGGGCCTCGCCGACGCCGAGACCGTCGCCGCCGTGGGCGGCGCGCTCGCCACCCTCGCCGTCGCCGTCTGGTCGGTGCTGTCGAAGAAGAAGCCCGAGGCGGCGTGAGGATCTGGCTGGGGGCGGGACTGGCGCTTGCGCTGGCCGCCCTCGGCTGGGCCGGGCACCGGTCGGCCTACCAGGGCGGCTATAAGGCCGGCTCTGATGCCGTCCGGGCAGAGTGGCACCTCGAGCGGGCAAGGGCCGCAGAGGCCGCCAGAGAGGCCGAGGCGCTGATTTACGCCAGGCACCAGGAGGTAGAGCGTGGACTGTCGGAGAGGTTGGACGCCGCTGATCGCCGTGGCCGCGAGCTTGCTCGCCGGCTGCGCAACGCCCGCGCCGCCCCCGGCGTGCCCGCCGACTGTCCCGGTGCCGCCGCGGCTGATGTCGCCCCCGGAGAGCCCGGCGACGCGCGAGCGATTGACGAGGCTTTTATCGCTCACCTCGGGGCGTGCGAGCGAGACGCCGAGCGGCTCGCCGAGCTCCAGAGACTGACAGAGGATTGACGTGGCACTTATTCCGCTGAACATCCAGCCGGGCGTCTACCGCAACGGCACCGAGTACCAGAGCCGCGGGCGCTGGCGTGACGCCTCGCTCGTGCGCTGGTACGAGAACACCATGCGCCCCGTGGGCGGCTGGCGCAAGCGCGCCTCCGGGCAGGTCACGGGCAAGTGCCGCGGCCTCTTGGCGTGGCGCTCGAACGCCAACGCGCGATGGATCGGCATCGGGACGCACTCGAAGCTGTACGCCATGAACGAGGCCGGGACCCTGACCGACATCACCCCGTCGGGCTTCACGGCCGGCAACGCCGACGCGGTGCTGAATCTTGGGTATGGCGGCGGCCCCTACGGGCTGTTCTCCTACGGCACCCCGCGCCCGGACACGGGCACGGTGACGCCGGCCACGACCTGGACGCTCGACAACTGGGGCGAGTTCCTGCTGGCGTGCAGCAACGCCGACGGCAAGATCTACGAGTGGGATTTGAACACCGCGAACGACGGCGTGGCGCTCGCCAACGCGCCGGTCAGCAACAAGGCCGTGCTCGTGACGGCCGAGCGGTTCGTGTTCGCCCTCGGCGCCGGCGGCAACGCGCGCAAGGTGGCCTGGTCCGACCAGGAAGACAACACCATGTGGACCCCGGCCATCACGAACCAGGCCGGTGACTTCGAGCTCGAGACGGTGGGCTCCATCGTCACCGCCAAGCGCCTGCGCGGCGTGAACCTGATATTCACGGATGTCGACGTCCACACGGCACAGTATCAGGGGCCGCCGTTTGTCTACGGCTTCGAGCGCATCGCCACCGGCTGCGGCCTCATCGGCTCCCAGGCCGTGGCGGCGGTGGAATCGGTCGCCTATTGGTGGAGCCCGAGCGGCTTCTTCATGTACGACGGCTTCGTGCGCCCGCTCAAGTGCGACGTGCTCGACTATGTGGTGAACAACCTCTCGCAGACGCAGCGCTCGAAGGTGTACGCCGTCGCCAACAACCAATACGGCGAGGTATGGTGGCTCTACCCGAGCACTTCAAACAGCGAGTGCGACTCGTATGTGTCGTACAATTACCGCGAGGGGCATTGGTCCATCGGCACCCTGGCGCGCACCGCCGGAACCGACCGCGGCGTCTTCAGCTACCCGCTGATGGTCTCGCCGGACGGCTATGTCTACGAGCACGAGGTCGGCGTCACATACGACGGCGTGGAGCCCTACGCCCGCAGCGGCCCGGTGGAATTCGGGAACGGCGAACGGCTGATGGTGGCCCGGCAGGTCATCGCCGACGAGAACGCGATGGGCGCGGTGTCGCTGCAGTTCATCACCAAGTTCGCGCCGAACGGCTCGGAGACGACCAAGAGTTACACCATCGACTCCATCTACACCCCGGTGCGATTCACCGGGCGGCAGGTCGAGATGAAGGTGACCGGCGCGTCGCCGGCCACGGACTGGCGCGTCGGCAACATGCGGCTCGACGCCGTGGCCGGGGGTGAGCGGTGAAGGAGATAGACGGCATCGAGCACATCGCGCCCTTCCGCGAGCTCATCGAGCGCGCGCTGGCCGAAGGGTACGGGCAGATGGGCTACGCCGACGTGCTCGAGGGCATCGCGCGCGGCGAGTACCAGTTCTGGGCCTCGAACGATTCGTGCGTGGTGACGACCATCGACATCTTTCCGCGCATCAAGCAGCTCACCGTCATCATCGGCGCGGGTGACTTGAAGGAGATCGACGACGTGATTCGCCCGACCATCGAGGCCTGGGCGCGCAGCATCGGCTGCGACACGATGCTGATCATGGGACGCCCAGGCTGGCAGCGGGCGCTTGAGGGTTACAGACGCACCGCGGTGGTGCTTGAGAAAAAACTATGAGCAAGCTTTTTTCGTCCAAGAGGAAGGAAGTCTCCAAGACGGAGATCGACCCGAGGATCTACGACAGCGTGCTGCGGAACCTGCAGTTCGCCGAGGAGGTCTCGGCCATCCCGTACGAGCCGTACCGCGGGATGATGGTCGCGCCGTTCACGCGCGACTATATGGAGGGCGAGGCCGCGACGCGCCGCATCGCGCGCGAGGGCGGCTTCGTCCCCGAGGTGGAGGCCGCCGCGCGCAGCGCGCAGGCGCTGATGGGCTTCCAGCCCGAGCGCATCAGCGCCGGCCAGATCGGGACCCAGTTCGGCGCGCGCGACATCGGCGCGTCGCTCGCGGGTGGCCCGGAGCGGGTCGGGGCGGGCGCCATCGGGACCACCTTCGGCGCGGCGCCCATCGGCGCGGAGCGCGTCGGTGCGGCGCTTGGCCGTGGCCCGGTCACGGTCGGTGCGGAGCGCCTCGGGACCACGTTTTCGCCCGAGCGCATCGCCGCGCGCGACATAGGCGCGTCGCTTGCGGGCGGCTTGCCGCAAGTCGCCGCTGGTCGCGTCGGCACGACCTTCTCACCGGAGCGCATCGCCGCGGAACGTGTCGGAGCGTCGCTTGGCGGCGGGCCGCGTATGGTCAGCGCCGGTCGCGTCGGTGCGCAGTTCGCGCCCGAGCGTGTGGCCGCGGGACAACTCGGGACCACCTTCGCCGCGCGCGAGATCGGCGGGCCGGGCGCAGCGCCCACGGCCGCCGCCGCCTCAGTGCTGGGGCGCGACATCGGCGCCTACATGAATCCCTACGAGCAGCAGGTCATCGAGGCCGGGCTCGGCGACATCAGCCGCGCCGAGGAGCGGGCTCGCGGCGGGCGCTCGGCCCGCGCCACCGCCGCCCGCGCCTTCGGCGGTTCGCGCGCGGCTATCGAGGAAGGCATCGCCGCCGGCGAGGCCGCCCGCGAGCGTAACCGCTTCGTGGCAGAGCAGCGCGCGCAGGGTTTCCGCGAGGCAGCGGCGATGCGCGAGGCCGACGTCGGCCGGCAGCAGCAGGCCGGGCTCGCCAACCAGGCGGCGGCGCAGCAGGTGATGGAGCTCGCCCAGCGCGGGCAGATCACGAACCAGCAGCGCGACCTCGAACTCTCGCGGCTCGGGCTCACGGCGGGACAAGCAAACATCGACGCGCAGATGCGCGCCGCGCTCGCCAACCAGCAGGCGCAGCAGGAGGCGCAGCGCCTCGGCCTCACGGCCGAGCAGGCGAACGTACAGGCGGCGCTTGAGGCAGATCGTGCCAACCAGGCCGCGGTCGAGAACTACCAGCGCATGGGCTTGTCGGCCGAGGAGGCCAACCAGAGGGCGATGGCCGACGCGGCCGCGCGCAACCAGCAGGCGGCGCTCGACGCTCAACGGCTTGGGCTCACGGCCGAGACGACCAACGTGCAGACTGCCATCGAGGCGCAGCGCGCCAACCAAGCCGCGGCACAGCAGTACATGCAGATGGGGCTCTCCGCCGAGGAGGCGAACCAGCGCGCGCAGATGGACGCGGCGACGCGCAACCAAGCTGCCGCGCAGGAGGCGCAGCGTCTTGGGCTCACCGCCGGGCAGTTCAACGTCGAGCAGCAGATGCGCGCGGGGCTCGCCAACCAGCAGGCCGTGCAGGACTATATGCGGATGGGGCTCTCGGCAGAGCAGGCCAACCAGCAGGCCGCACTCGACGCCGCCGGGCGCAACCAGCAGGCCGCGCTCGAGGCGCAGCGGATGGGCAGCTCCGCGCAGCAGTTCAACGTGCAACAGCAGCAGGCGGCGGCACTCGCCAACCAGCAGGCCGTGCAGGACTATATGCGCATGGGCTTGTCGGCCGAGCAGGCGAATCAGGCCGCCACGCTTGATGCGCAGCGCATGGGATCGTCCGCACAGCAGTTCAACGTGCAGACTGGCATGGAGGCAGCGCGCGCGAACCAGGCCGCCGGGATGCAGGGCGCGCAGTTCCAACTCGGCGCCGGGCGGCAACTCGCCGACCTCGGCCAGACGGCGCTGCAGAACCGGTACGGTGCGGGCGCGGCGCTGATGGGCCTCGGCACGCAGCAGCAGCAGCTCTACCAGCAGTTCCTCAACGCGCAGCGCGAGGAGGACCTCCGCCGGCAGGAGTTCCCGCTGCGGCAGCTTGCGATCCGGCAGGGCGCGGTGTCGGCGTCGCCGTTCAATCAGACCACTACCGGGACCGTGACCGGGCGGCCGTCCTACTGGGACATGGCCTCGAGGGCCGCCGGCGCGTTTTTCCCGACCGGCTCCGACGAGGGCATGAAGCGCGACGTGCGCGGCATCAAGAACCCGCTCGACAAGGTGCGCCGCCTCAAGGGCATCGAGTTCGAGTGGGAGGACGGATACGGCGAGAACGAGGGCGAGGATAAGGGCGGCGAGGAGGACATGGGCATGTCGGCCCAGTCCGTCGAGCGCGCCATGCCCGAGGCCGTCTCGCGGCGCGAGTCGGACAACATGCGCCAGTATGATCTGCCGCAGGTGGTCGGACTGCTCACCGAGGCCGTGAAAGAATTGGACAAGAAGGTCGGCGGCAAGCGCCGCGGGAGGGCGTGAGGTGGACTTTTTCAAGAAGCTGACGGACCGCGCGGCGCAGCGCAGGATCGACGCCGACGAGGAGATGCTCAAGCGCTACGGCACGCAGTACGCCGAGGGCGGCGGGATGCAGCGCGGGCTGATGCGCCTAGCGGCGCAGGGCGGCGATGATGAGATGGACCTGACGCCGACCTTTAGGGCCAAGGTTGGAGAGCCTACCGGCGCCGACCCGCTCGAGATGTACCGCAAGATGTACCGCACCTATGGCGGCCGCAAGACGCGCGGCCTCCTCTTCGACTGAGGACCACGACCATGGCAGAGAAACCCAAGAAGCCCGGACTCTGGAGCCGCTACGTCGGCGGCCTGCTCGGGGAAGACTACGAGAGCATGAGCCCCGAGGAGCGCCGCGCGGCGAGCCTCTCCGTGCTGGGCGTCATCGCCCGCGGCATGAACTCGCCCGAAGCGGGCGGCGAAGCCCTGCGGCTGACGCGCGAGAGCCGCGCCTCCGAGCGTGAGGCCGCCGGCCTCGCCCGCCGCCAAGCCGCCGCCGAGGCGCTGATGCCGCAGGTCGTGGGGCGCCTCTTCGGCGGCTCCGCCGGGCGGCTGGAGAGCCTTCCTGGCGGCGAGGGTGGCGAGCTGTCTTCACGGTACCGCCAAGACCCGCGCGGCGCCTTGGCGGCGCTCTACGGCTCCCAGGCGGGGCGTGACCTCGGCCAGATGGCCCCGGACCTCGCCAAGCTCGCCACCGAGGGCACCCTCGGGCGCACGGTGGGCGGGTCGGTGTACAACCCGCTCACGGGTGGGTTCACGGCGCCGCCGCAGCAGGCTGGCACGACCACCCTCTCGCCCGCCGAGGTGCGCCAGCTCGGCGCGCCTGCGGGGACCATCATCCAGCGCGACTCGAGCGGCAAGTTGAGCGTGCTGCCGGTGCCGCGCGCGGCCGTCGGCGGCGCTGCGCCGCGGGAGGCGATTGGCGGTGGAATGGTGCCGCGGCCGGGTGCGCCAGGGGCGGCTCCAGCGCCGGGCACCGGGCGGCTCGGCAACCTACTCACGGCCGACGAACTGCGCGCAGCCGGACTGCCCGAGGGCACCGTGGCGCAGTTCGACCCCAAGTCGGGCAAGGTGAACGTCATCAGCTCCGTACCGGCGACCCAGCGCACCACCACCGAAAACAAGGAGCGATCCGTGCGCCGCATCGAGGCCGCAAGCGAGCTCTTGCAGAAGCAGCTCGACCGGGTGGCAACGGGCGGCCCGCTCGGCATCACCGGCGCGGTTGGGCGGATCTTCGACTCGCAGGATGCGCGCCAGTTCGAGACCTTCAAGGAACAGCTCTCGAGCGGCCTGCGCGCGGCGCTGCGCATCCCCGGCGAGGGCGCGCTGTCTGACCGCGAGCAGGCGCAGTACGGCCTCACCCTGCCGTCCCTTGGGATGAGCAAGGAGCGGAACATCGAGATCATGCGCGCTCTCGAGGATCAGGTGCGGCTCGCCGCCGACCTGCCCACCTTGAGCGACGAGAAGCCCGAAGGCATCTCGGCCTCCGACTGGCTGATGATGCTTCCATCTGAGCGCGCCGCATTCAAGCGCGCAGGAGCCAAGTGATGAACGAAGAGCAGCAGAGAATCCTGGAGCGGGCGCGAGCCCGCGCGCGCGGCGAACAAGCCGCCCCCGAGATGGGCGGCCTTGAAGCCTTTGGCCGCGGGGCGCTCCAGTCCGTCAAGGACATCGGCTACGGCTTGCAGCAGGTCGGCGCAGAGGCCGGCGGCGCGGTCGGGCTCGTGGAGCCAGAGACCATCCAGCGGCTGCGACAGGAAGAGGAGCGCCGCCGCGCCGAGAACGCGCCGTTCATGGAGACTGGCGCAGGCCGCGCCGGCTACATCGCCGGCTCCATCGGTTCGCTTCTGGTGCCAGGCGCGGCGCTCGCGCGTGTGCCCGGCATGGTCGGCACAGGCGCGCGCGCGCTTACCGCTCCGACGACCTTCCGAGCCGCTGCCACAGGCGGCGGACTGCTCGGCGCTGCGCAGCCGCTCTCTGAGGAGGAAAGCCGCGCCACCACCGCCGCCATCGGCGCCCTGGGCGGCACCGTTGGACAGGCCGTCGGGCGCGGCGTCTCGCGCATCGCGCAGCCCGTGACCAGCACCGCCACGCCGCAGGTGGAGCGTGCCGTGCAGCGGCTTGAGCAGGCGGGAATACCGGCGGACATCGCCGAGCGCACCGGCTCCGAGAACCTGCGCGCCGTTCGGCGCTTCTTGACCGACAATCCCATCTCGGCCAGCGTGATGAAGAAGGGCGCAGAGAAGACCCAGAGCGCCTTCAACACGGCCGCCTTGCGGCTCATCGGCGAGCAGGGCGACGCGGCGCTGCCCGAGGTGCTGGCGCGCGCCGACGATCGTATCGGCGCCGTCATGGACGGCATCGCCAAGAACAACCGCATCAAGGTCGATGACCGCATGGTCTCCGAGCTCGCCGCGCTCGAGGAGGCCGCGAGCATGACGCTTGAGCCCGCGCAGCTCGCCCCGCTGCGCAACCAGCTCAACAACATCTTGAGCAAAGTGGACGACCAGGACCGCATCTCGGGCGAGGCCTACCAGCGCATCCGCACCATCGCCGCCGACATGGGCCGCAACCCGGCGCTCGCCGGCGTGTCGCGGCAGCTCCGCGAGACCATCGACTCCGCCCTCGAGCGCAGCGCCGGCCCGGACGCCGCCGCCGCCATCAAGCAGGCACGCAAGCAGTACCGCAACCTCAAGCTCCTGGAGCCGGCGGTGGCGGCCAACGCGACCGGCAACATCTCGCCGGCAGCGCTCGCCTCCTCCACCGGCACCGCGCGGCAGCGCGGCGCGGCGCTCTACGGCCGCGGCGACGCAGACATGGCGCGCCTCGCGCGCGACATGCGGACGATGGCCGAGACGATGCCGCAGTCTGGAACCGTGCCGCGCGCCGGCATCCAGGCGGTAGGGGCGGCGATTCCGGCGGCTGGCGCCCTTGGCTACAACCTATACACCGGACAAGAGCCAGCCGAGAATGTACTCGGCCTCGGAGCCCTCGGCGCGGCCGCGATGTTCGCCCCCCGCGGTGCCGCCCGGCTCTACCAGAGCCAGAACCCGGCTATCCAACAGTATCTGATGCGTGGTATACAAGCGCCGCTCGCCAGGCGTGCATTGTTGTCGCCCGGCACCCGAGGGATCGCAACCTATGCCCCAGCAGCAGGCCTCCTCTCGTCGCAAGACTGACCGCACCAGCCGCCATGAGCGGCTGCAGATCCCGCGTCGGTTCCAGTTGCACGGTCATCAGCTCACCGTGCGCATCATGCCGCGCACCCGGTGGCCACACTCGATGAACACCGTCGGGATGTACGACCCGACCTGTCACCGCATCGACCTGCGCGGCGATCAGGGGGACACCGAGCTGCAGCAGACCTTCTGCCACGAGTGGGCGCACGCGCTGCTCGACGAGATGAACCATCCCCTGTCACACGACGAGGTGTTCGTGGATAACCTGGCGAGCCTGCTCCATCAGTCCCTGACGACCTTCGACTCTGGAGCCAAGCCGTGCCGCTGACCGCATCGGATCAGGAGTTCATCGCCGCCTGGCGGCGGCTCAAGAAGGCCACGCTCGTCTCCAAGGCGCTCAACATCGGACTGCGCAGCGTCTATAGCCGCCGCCGGTCGATGGAGGCGAAATACGGCATGGCGCTCGAGGCAATCAACCCGATCCGCGGCACGGGAGAGCAGAGCCTCGCCGGACGCCGCGCCAACGCCCTCGCCGCAGAACGCGCCGAGAAGTACGAGGGCGAGATGCACGACACCATCACCGACGGCGTGGTGCTCGTGGCCTCCGATTGCCACTACTGGCCCGGCATCGTCACCGTCGCGCATGAGGCCTTCTGCCGTCTCGCCAAGGCGCTCAAGCCCGCCATGATCGTGCTCAACGGCGACATCCTCGACGGCGCGCGCATCTCGCGCCACCCGCGGATCATGTGGGAGCAGCAGCCGCAGCTGAAGGACGAGATCCACGCCGTGCAGGATCGGTGCGCCGAGATTGAGCGAGCGGCGGGCAAGGCCAAGCTCGTGCGCACGATTGGTAACCATGACGCACGTTTCGAGAACTACCTCTCCGGCCGCGTCTCCGAGGTCGAGGGGATGCCGGGCTCGACGCTGCTCGACTTCCTGCCCAAGTGGCGCGCCGGTTGGGCGCTGCACCTCAACGCCAAGACCGACGGCTGGGTCTGCATCCGGCACCGCCCGGTCGGCGGCGGGCTGCACGCGGCCATAAACTCGACCCTCAAGGCCGGCGTGAGCTACGTCCACGGCCACCTGCACCAGCTCAAGGTCACGCCCTGGGCGGACTACCGCGGCCGTAGATACGGCGTAGACACCGGCACGATGGCCGACGTCGGCGGCCCGCAGTTCACCTACGTCGAGGCGGGCCCGCTCAACTGGGCGTCGGGCTTCGCGGTGCTCACGTTCCGCGAGGGTCGGCTCCTGCCGCCCGAGATCGTGGTGGTCGATGGAGGGGAGGCGTGGTTCCGGGGAGAGGCGGTCTAACGCTTTCTCGGGTCCACGCCGGCCAGCATCGAGGCGTACCAGAGCATCTTCTTGGCGTCCTGCTCCACGGAATCCTTCAGCCCCAGTCGCCAGTTGTACTTGGCCACCTGGCCGCGCAGGTATCCGCGAAACTCCGCCGGCGAGAGCTGCGCCTCGATGGCGTCGATGCACTCGATCTCGCCGGCCCTGTAATGGGCCGGGTTAATGGGGTCGCTCATGTCATCACCTCCACAAGAAGCGCGCAGAACAGCAGGATGCCGATCGCCGCGATGATCGCGTCGCGCAGCAGCCGAAAGAAGGCGTCAAAGTCAGGCGGGCGTTCCATCACCATCCTCCACGGCATCCTCGACGCGCGCGATGAGCTCGTCAAGCTCCTCGTCGCCGATCTGCTCCTTACCGTTGACGGCGCACCAGGCGGGGTCGAGCCGCCGCAGGGCGTCGCGGACCTCGGTCAGCAGGGCGAGGCTCATTTGCTCCCCCTCGCACGGATGCCGTTCCACAAAGCGGCGCGAAGTGCGTCGATGCCTTCCTTGTCGCCCTGCTTGTAGTGATTAGGATTAATCGCGTCGATGCAATCCTTATCGCCCTGCTTGTAGCGATCGGGATTAATCGCGTCACTCATTTGCGCCCCCCTCGCGCGAATAGCCTCGGCGCATTGGTCAGCGGTCAAGTCGGCACGACCGGGATGCGCCAACACCAAGTCATCACACACCTTCGCACACGCCTCCCGCTCGGCCTCGACCGCTCGGGCGATGGCGTCCGGCTGCGGTGGGGCGGCGTAGAGCGGCCCGGTGTACCCCTTCGGCAACGCGCTGCGAACCAACACCCCGTTCTCTACATGGGCCACCGGCTCCGGCTTGGCGTCAACAGTCAAGGAATCCTTGACGGTTGGCTCCGGCTCCGCGAGCGCGGCGTCGAGGGCGGCGAGGGCTTCACGCATCACGCGCACCGGGGCGCAGTCCCGGCATTTTTCCTCGCCGCAATCATCGTCCGAAGCATTGACTATTCCACGCAACGAGTTTCGGATGTTCAGCCCCACAGCGCGTGGCAGTGTGATGTTGTCGGTCATTGCATGTCCCTCCCGATTTCAGCGGCGGCGCGGACGATGGCTCGGCGTGTGGCGGCGCAGGGGTCGGGTTCGTGAAACTCGTTTACAGATACAGTCTCATCGTAGTCATTTACCTCAACTTCGCGATTAGTCATCAACTGTGCAATGGTCAGCCCCAGTTTCACCGCCAACCGCAGCGCATCGCCGTCGTCGTCGCGGGGGTTCCAGTACCCCCGGCCATCGTGGATGCACTTCGTCCCGTCCTCGCGGGTCGCGTGGTAGTCAACCCCCGCCGCCTTCGCTGCGAGTTCCAAAAGTTCGCGGTCGCTCACGGCTTCACCTCCCGCGCCGCGAGCATCGCGTCAATGGCGCGTTGGGCGTAGTAATTGGCCGAAGCCGCCGTCGCCGTCGCCCACGCTGCCGCTGCCCACCAAGCCGCCGACCCTGCGGGCGCTGCATAGTGAGCCGCCCGCGCCGCGTCGTATGTCCGCTCCCGGCACATCCTCTGACACGCCTCGGCATACTCCGGCGCAGGCTTGTGCGCCTCCAGCGCCGCCCACATCTCGGCAAGTTTCGTCGTCACGGCTTCACCTCACGCGCCCACAACATCCGGTCGGCGTGGATGTACCTCGCCTGCTCCCGCGTGAACTTCGTGCCGTGCTGAATGTCTGCGATGTCAGCGTCGGTCGCGTGAGTAGCGAACCAATCCCGCAGGGTCATGCCGGGGTCTTTCGGCACCACGCTGCCGTCCGGCAACTTAATTTCTAGCGCGTGCCTCGGAAACGCCGGGCCGCCGTCGTTGATCGTCATTGTCCATCCTCCTTTGTGTTTAGCCTTTCTCTGCCTTGTCTCGCAAGTCGTGGTGCAGCACCGCAATACGATTCTGCGCTGCTCTCACCGCTTCCTGCGCTAACGCAAGCCGCTCGGTCAACCGGCCTACCTCCGCAACCGCTTGCGCCTCGTCGCGCCGCGCCTCGCGGATAGCCCTGCCAATCGCCGCAAGCCCGTCATCTTTTACTTTATCGTTCATTCTGCACCCGTGGTTAAAGATTGTTCCGAAGTGGTTATTTCTTCATCAGCCCGTAAATAATGAAGCAGACAAGCGCGAGTAGCCAGACCGCCGCAACGGTCGGGATGACTACCCACAGAAACTCATGCAGACGGTTCAAGAGCGTTCTCCGCAATAGCCCTTGCCGCAGGGTCAGGAAGCCGCGCAATCGCCCGTAATGCCTCCGTAAGCCGGTACACGGTGGCGTCTGCCTCGCGGATAGCCTCTAGGTCGGTTACGCGCCACGATTCAAGGGTCGCCACCTCGCGTTTTAGGTGGGCAAGGGTGCCGACGATGCCGTTATGCGTGGTGATTAGCCCGTGCAGATCGGCAAGCGCCGTTTCCAACTCCCGGTCGGTGAGTTTCATCGCGCCTCCCGCTTCGGCATTTCCGCGCCCTGCATCAGATACGCCGGGGGCAGGTTGTCGAGCCTGACCGTAGGCTTACC